CTAAGTGCAGCAACTAAAGGTACAGTTTCTAATTTTGATTTATTGCAACAAGCAAACAATGCTATGATACTTGGAGTTACTAAAAACTCTGATGAAATGGCAAATATGTTTGGTATGGCTAAAAGACTTGGTGATGCTTTGGGTGTAGAAACAACTAGAGCTGTTGAATCACTTATTACTGGTATTGGTCGTCAATCACGTCTTATGCTTGATAACATTGGTATTATCGTTAAATCAGAAGATGCCTATAAAGATTATGCTGCAAGTTTAAATAAAACAGTAGACCAATTAACAGATACAGAAAAAAAACAAGCATTTTTTAATGCTGCTATGGATGCAGCTAATAAAAAAGTTCAACAATTAGGACCAAATACTAAACAACTTTCAGACCAATTTGCACAATTTGGTGCGACTATGACTAATTTAGGTCAGAATATTTCTTCTTCTATTGCACCAGTATTAGGTGCTATGGCAGAAAAAATAAGTAATTTTATTAATGATTTATCAAAAACTGATCTAGAAAAAGCAAGAGATAATATTATTGAAATAGGAGTTGCTGCTAAAGATATAGCCTTACTTAATAGGGCAATAGATTTAGAAAAAGCTACAGACAGATTTGTTGATTCAACAAGAACTTTAACTAATAGTTTTGGAAATTTTAGAGATGTAACAGAATTACCTTTAAATTTAGAAGAATTAGAAAATTTAGGATTTGTATTACAAACTAGTTTTAAAGAAGTAGAAGATTCAGCTGCAAAAATGAATAATACATTAGGTACTGGTAATGAAGAAATTAGAGATTTTGCTTTTGGTCAAGCTCTTGCTGCACAATCATCTGGATTTGCTACAGAAATGTTAAAAGGATCTACTAAAATAATAGAAACTAACACAGTTGCTTTGCAAAATTTTACAGGTGTTAATGAAAATGTTTCTGCATCTATAGAACAAATAGTTAAAAAAGGTGGTGAATTAACAACTGAATTAGCAAATTTAAGAATAAAAACTAAAGATTTAACTGATGAAGAAAAAAAGAGAAAAGTTGAACTTTTAAATGAAATAGATATTAATACTGAAAAACTTAAATTTTTAAGAAATTTATTAGAGCTTTTATCAATAAGAGAGCAATCTGAAAAAGATATGAATAGATTGCGTGGCGAAGGAAATCAATTAGATGAAGATGGTAATGAAATTGATGAAAGAGCAGTAGAATTAAAAAAAATACTTACAGAAACTTTTACTAAATCTAAAACATCAAGAGCAGATAATTTAAAAGTTATTATAGATGAAATTAATGCTAAAGGTTTATTAACAGAATTAGATGGAAAACAAATTGCTGCACTTAAAATGTTACAAGCAGAATATGATAACTTAACTGGAGTTACTAAAGTATCAACACAAGCATCATTAAAAGATGTAGCTCAATTAACAAGTGCATTAGGAAATTTAGCAGGTTCTACAGGAAAAAATACCAAAGAACAAGCAAGACTTGCACAAGCAGCAGCTATTATTAGTACATACGCAGGTGCAAACAAAGCATTTGAACAAGGTGGCACTTTAGGTTTTGTTACTGGTGCTGCAATAATAGCTCAAGGATTAGCTAACGTAGCACAAATTGAATCACAATTATCTAAAATGGGTGGTGGTGGCTATGGGGGTGGTGGAAGTTCAGTAGGTACAGGTGCACCAGTTGGAAGTTTTCAATATGGTGGAATGGTAGGTGGACGTAGACACTCACAAGGTGGAACAATTATTGAAGCAGAACAAGGCGAATTTGTAATGAGTAGAAATGCTGTAGAATCTATAGGACTTGAAACTTTAAATCAAATGAATCAAGGTGGTTCTACAGGCAATATAGTTGTTAATGTATCAGGTAATGTTATGACACAAGACTTTGTAGAGGGTGAACTTGCTGAAGCAATTAAAGAAGCTGCTCGTAGAGGTAGCGATTTTGGGTTAAGTTAATGATTGAATTATCGCCAAAATTTAAAAGTGCATTAGGAAGTTCAAGAACTACATCTGTATATCCTGTATTGAGAATATACAAAGGTGTTAGATTGGATGAGGAAAATCAAGATTTTGAAGGACAATCTGATGGCGTTATAAACTTATCTATAAAATCTACAACACTTAAAAATTTTGCAGGTGTTTATGAAAATTATGAGCCACTTTTAATAAATACACCATCTTTAACTACAACAGCAGATTTAATTAATAATAAATTTACAACATCTAGTATGTCTGTTAATATATCTAATTACGAATATTCTGGTAAAAAGTTTAGTGATAATGTAGTTGATTATTTAAAATCTGTTTGTCAAGTGTTTTTTGTTTGTAATGGTATTGATTCATTAGAAGATAGTTTATTAATGTACACAGGAACTATTAGACGTTTTAATCAATCGGCAGAAAGTATTACATTAAATCTTGAAGATTACACACAACAAATTTTATCTATACAAGTACCTAGCACATTAATACCAGAAGATAGTGTACAATATGATGAAAATCTTTTTGGTAAACCATATCCTGCTGTATATGGAAATTTAGATGCAACGCCACTTATTTATAATAAATTAGATAGATTAGAAATAGACAAACCTAATCAACAATTATTTGGAACTTGGAATGAAGGAACTCAAGTTGATTTTGAAAATGAAGATGTTACACAATCTCATAAATTGTATACTAAAAGTTTTTTAAGAAATAATGCTTTTGTGTCTGTTTATGATGAATCTTTTTTACATATTTTTCAAAAAGGTGTACAAAGTTGGGGTTCAAGACCATATAATTCTGGTGATTTAGATTATACTAATTTAGAATTTTATACATTTGATAATGCTGTAGATGGTATTTCGGCAAATTTTAAATTAAATTCAAATGCACTTGTATATTCACAATATACAGAAATAAATGGAGAATTAGAAGGTACAGGCAGTATAGGTATACCAGCAAGAGTTTATAGACCAATAGATAAAGTTACATTTTTTGCTATAAATCAAGAAAATCAAATACAACTACAAACAGGTGAAGAAGATGTTTTTTCACCATTATATTTATCATGTAATAAATTTGTTGGCTATCAAAATAATGGTAATATTGCTGATGAAAATATAAGAGAATATATGGAAGGTTATACTGAAAGTGATGCTAATAATGAAGTTACGCCAAATGTAACAGATAGTTTTATGCAAACTGAATATGAAAATGATTGGAATCCTGAAAGTAATCCAAGTCCAACTATGTATTGGTGGCAGCCTACTGCAATTAACGATACTGAAAGTGTAATACCTGATAAAGAAATATATGCTACTAAAGATATAAACTGGCAAAATTATAATGAACCACAAGAATTTAATCCACAATGGGTACAAAATGGTAATAATGAAAGTGGATTACATTATAAAGGTGTTAATTTTAGAGATTCAGGTGCTTATGCTAGATTTCAATTAAAATCTGTAGGAAGTTATCCATGTGTTACTAAAGTTTTTTACAATGTTAGTACAATAAGACCATTAACAATAAATGATAGTTTAGCAGACAAAACTAATGATATGATGTGTACACATTTTTGGTGTGAAAAAGAATTAGTAAAAAGATATTCACATGGTTCTGATGGCTTTGAAGAAATGACAGAAGATGATAATAAATTTTATTGGCAAAAAAATAGAGGTTCTTTATCAGAAATTCCAGAAGATGATTGGTATACACCTGCTATGGTTCCAAGTGGTACTCATGAAGGATATTTCAAAGATGTAGTAACAATTTTTGATGATGGTAATAGTAATAATGGTAACTCAAAACGTATTGATTCTAATATAAATGCACAATTTGACACATCTTCTCAATTTGCATATATAAATATAATAAAAGGATGGAATGAAACTAATACTTTTGATAGTATACAATGGGGTTCTCCATTAAATAAAAGAGGCAGTAATAATCAATGGTGCTTAGCTAATCTTAAAGAGTTATATATTTTACAAGATATATTAGTAAATGATTTAAATAATAGAGATTTTTATGGTAATGTAGCTGGCAGAATTGATGATGATGGAAATCAAATTAGTCGTATAGAAGATATTTCAAAAGATATATTAGCTAATGAAGCAAATTTTGAACAAAATATAGAAAACAATTCAACTTTTGATGGTTGGAAATATGATTTTGTTTTAAATGAACAAAAAGAATTAAAGCAAGTATTTGAAGGGTTATATAAAAGTTCTATAGCTATACCATCTTATGATAATTTTGGTCAATTTAAACTTATACCAATACATCAAACATTAGACAATATAGAATATCAAATAATTGAAGCGAAGGATGTTTTTAGTTATAATTTTACACTTACAAAATTAGATGACGTTAAAAATCAAGTAAGAATTTTATATAAAAAAAATTATGCTTCAGGCGAATTTGAAGGAGATACATCATACGCTATAAAAGATTTGGAAACAGAACAAACTTATCAAACTTATGATGCTTTAACACAAGCAATTTACCCTGAAGATACTTATCCAAATGATGAATTAAGATATAATGTAGAATATTATGGATTAACAGAAGGAGAAGCTAAATTAGATGTAGAAAGTGAATATATAAGAGATGACATAACTGCAAGAAAATTACAACAAAGATTAGTTAGTTTTTATGCAAATCAACATTTAATTGTAAAGTGTGATTTACCACTTAATTATATTAATTTAGAATCAGGAGATTACATAAAATTTGATTCATTATTAAATGAACAAAAAGTTTTCGGTTATGATTACACAAAATCATCAATAAAAAATGGACAATTTGTTTATCCTCAATTCTTTATTACAAAAATAACAAAAAGTATAGAAAAAGTATCTATAGAAGCAGTACAAGTTCATAGAGGCGAATATGGAATACCAAATGATGAAATGTTTAATGACGATGATGGTATTGTTTTTGATAATGGTAATAACGATGGTGATATAAATTTAGATTTAGGCGATCCATTTGATAACCCATCTTATGGCGATGAAACAATAGACCAAGACGAACCTGAAATAGATTTATTTAATGTTAGTATAAGTCAAAATACTATTGTAAATAATGGTCCTGTATATGTGAATGTGGATGAAAATCTTATATCAGATTGGATGTATGTAATTTCTTTGAAAAAAGTTAGTACACCTGATGGTAGTGGTGTTATATTTGAAGATATAAATTTAACATTAGAAGATGGAGATTATGACGAAACTAATCAACCACAATTTGATTTTTTTATTGAAGATTTATTTCATGTTTCTAAAACACAATCAAATTTAGCTGATGAATTTAGTGGTCAATTATCAATAACAAAAAAATATGCTATTGACCCATTAAATGCAGAACTTGAATTTGAAATTAAAATATTTCCTTTAATATCTGAAAATGCTGATGAATACACAGAATTTGTAAGTTTTAAACAAATTGGTGAAAATGTTTTTTATCCTGTTGGTGATGTAAATGGTGATTATGTAACAAATGTCTTAGATGTTGTTAGATTAGCAAAAATTGTAAACGGAACTGCAACAAATGTAGAAGATGGCGAACTTGAAAGAGGTGATATGAATGATGATGGTATTACAAATGTATTAGACGTTGTAATTTTAGTAAATTTAATTTTAGGACAATAATGGGAAAAGCAATAAGAACAAGCAAATTTTATAACTCTAAACAACTACAATATGCAAATGGTTTTGCTACCATTGTATGTAATGATGGTGATTGTAGTATAGATTCAGATGTTGAAATATTAGGAATAGAAATAAATTTTAGTGGAAAAGCTGAAATTACGCCAACATTACCAGATAATTGGATTATGCAAGGTAATAATAAAAAAATAATTATTTTTACTATTTTCGGCACACCTATAACTAAACATCAACTATTTACATACATTGGACAAGTTGATATAACTAAAGTTATTTTAGCAAACAAACAAGGTCAAAAAATAGCAAGTAAAGTAACAAATGAAAAATCTGACTGGATAAAAGAAACTACTACTTTTCTTAAAAGTCAAACAACTTGGGATGAAATAAAAGATAGAAGAAAAAAAGGTGTTGCTAAAAAGACTAAATTTAATTTACCTGATTACGACTTACCTAAAGTAGATAAAAAAATAATAAAAAAATTAAAACAAGAACAAATTCAATCTACTACACCTACTTACACAACAGGTGGTGGTAGTTCAGGAGGCTCAGGAGGATATTAATGGGAAAGCAAGTTAAAACGCCAAGATTTTATGTA